GGACGAGTTCACGAAGGACTACGACCGCGCCGAGATGGCGCGCAAACGCTTCGAGCCCGACTGGTATCTGAACCTCTGTTTCTACGTCTCGGACCAGTGGGTGTTCTGGAACCGCTCGCGCCTTGACCGGCCGGTGGTCACGAAGGGCCGCGTGCTGCTGGTCGACAACCGCATCCTCGGCATCGTGCAGACGCGCCTGGCACGCAAAACGAAGTCGAAGCCCTCCTTTGTCGCCACGCCGGCAACGCTCGACGAGTCAGACGTATCCGCGGCGCAGCTCGCAGAGAAAGTGCTGGAGGCCGACTGGGATGACCTCAAGCTGCTGCAGAAGCTCTACCAAGTGCTGCTGTGGCAGGAGATCTGCACGATCGGGTTCTGGAAGATCTACGAGGATGACAAGAAGGGCAAAAAGGACAACTTCATCTTCCAGGGCGACCAGCCCGTGATGGGCCAGGATCAGCGCCCGTTGCGCACCTCACAGTTCGAGGAAGCTGGCATGGATATGCCCGATGGTTACGAATCGCGCGAGATCTACGAAGGCGATTGCTGCGTCGAGGTGCTGTCGCCGTTCGAGGTCTACCCCGACCCACTCGCCACCTGCATCGAGGATGCCGACTGGGTGTTCGAGGCCAAGGTGCGCTCGCCCGACTACGTCAAGCAACGCTACGGCGTCACGATGGAGCCCGATATCGACGCGATGCCTGGTGTGGCTGAGTCGAAGCTGGTGTCGCCGGTCGCTGCCGGCGAGTCTCGTCAGGGCAAGGCCAAGGGCGTCAAGGTCTACGAAGGCTGGTATCGCCCCTGTTCCAAGTACCCGAACGGGATCAGGGTCGTCTACGCGCGTGACCAGATGCTCCACGTCGAAGAGGCGCCCGTCGACCCGATGCCCTACGTCGAGTTCTCGGGCTCAATCGTGCCAGGCCGCTTCTGGCCGACGAGCGTGGTGTCGGCGCTACGCGGGCCGCAGTCGGAGCTGAACAAGATCAAGTCGCAGATCCGCGAGTCGGCCAACCGCCTCGGTAACCCCGCCCTGCTGTGGTCGCGCATGGCCGGCAAATGCACCTATGAGGGCTTGCCTGGTGAGGTACTCCACTACGACGACACGACCGCCAACGCCAAGCCCGACTACCTGCGCCCACCGGAGGTGCCGGCCTACGTGCAAAACGAGGTCGAGCGCATCGAGAGCTCGATACAGGAGATCTCGGGGCTACACGAAGTCAGCAAGGCGACCGTCCCGACTGGTGTAACTGCGGCCTCTGCGATCAACCTCTTGCAGGAGGCCGATGACACACGCCTCGGTCCCGAGGTGTCGCTGATGGAAGATTCGCTCGCTCGGGCTGGGACGAAGCTGCTCAAGCTCCGTGCGCTTTACACGGATGCTCCGCGCCTTTTGCGGATCGCGGGGGAGGATGGTGATTGGGATATACAAGAGTTCAAGGGGCAGATGCTCAAGGACGAGACAAGCGTAACCGTGCAATCGGGCTCGATGATGCCGCGCTCGAAGGCTGCCAAGCAGGCCGCGATGATCGAGGTGTTCCAGCTTGCGATCCAGTACGGCGTGCCGCTGCAGCCGCGCAACATCAGGCGTTTCTTCAAGGACTACGAAGTGGGTGGCATCGACCGGCTGTTCGCGGATATCGGTCCCGACGAGGCTCAGATCAACTGGGAGAACCGTCAGCTCTCGCTCTCCCAGCCGTTGCCGATCAACTCTTACGACGACGACGATCTGCACATCTCCGGCCACGAGGAATACCAGAAGTCAGGTCGCTACCGTCGCCTCGACCCATCGGCCCAACAGATCATGCAGCAGCACATCGACCTGCATCGCCAGCGCCGCACGCAGACGCTCGACGCTGAGAAATCGGCGCAGGCCCAGGCAGCCGAGAAACAGGCGTGGAGCCAGGCCGAGCGCGAGGCGTGGGTCGAAGAGCAAAAGGTTCAGGCCGAGATCCCACTCGAAGAGATGAAGCTCAATGCCCAGGCCCAGCACGACCAGGAGCTCGAAGCTATCCGCCAGGCTCACCAGAATGGCGGCAAGCAAAAAGAGAAAGCCTGATGCCGCCCGTCTCACGCGACCAACAGAAACTCGTGTTTGCGCGAGCAAGGGCGGGGGAGCAGTGGGCGAAGCGGTGGATTGCCGAGGGCTCGATGAAAGTCCAGCCGAAGGCGGCGGTACACCAGCTTGCAGCACATCGGGTGAGACACCACAAGCGCAAGCATCACAAGAAAGGTAGGCGGTATGCCAGCAACTAAGAAAGCGGCCAAGAAAGCGGCCCCAAAGAAGGCTGCTGTGCCGAAGAAGGCAGCCGCGCCGAAGAAGGCCGCCGCCAAGACGGCGCCGGAAGAGGTTGCACCGATTCACGTCGACGACAACACGAGGCGTTCAGACCTCGACGTTCGCAACGGTCATTTCTGCCGAGTGACCAAGGGCGAGCACAAGGGGCGCTACGGCGTCTTTACGGCTGTCTCGGAGCTGGAAAAGGATGGTTGGCCGAAGCGGGTCATCATCACCACCAGGGACGCCCAGAAGGTCAACCTCGTGGTCGACTACGACGCAATCGAGCCGGCCGAGTCGGGCGGTATTTGATCGTGAAACAGGCGTCCATACACGCACGGCGCCTGCGCAAGATGCTTGAGCTCTCACCAGGAGTTCGTCAGGCGAAGAAGGATGACGGCCATGACGCGCTCAGGCGGGAGCTCGACGCCTTCCTGGCGAAGTTCGACACCTCTCCTGGCCGACGCGCAGCTCGCGGTGAACGGCCCGATCCACGACACGAGACGGTCGCCGTGATGCGCAAGCGCATGGAGGTCGAGGGACCGCTGCCTTCGGGACAACTGCCCGAGGCACCGAACGCCGCAGAGGCACCAGCGGAAGTGCAGAAGAGCGCCACGCAGCGCACAGCGCCTTAGAGGCGTCCGGCAGCAGACCTACATTTCCGGCCATACAAACGTCTATGAGGCCAGGGACGCTCGCGCCTGTTGCCAGGGCCACTCGGTACAGCGACACACGGCGCACCGAGCGTTACAGCCGAAAAGGAGACAACAGTGGCCGAGCACGTACAGCCAGGATCAAAAGCCGCAAAGATGCAGGCGCTCTTCGAGCTCTACCTTCGGGGCTGGCCCCTGATCGGTGGAGCTGAGACACCGCCTGCCGGTGGCGGTGCAGATCCAGGCCAGGGCGGTGCGGCTGATGGTGGAGGTCTATACGACCTCGACCAGTTCGCTCCAGAGATAAGGGAACAGGTCGAGCCGGCGTTCAAGCAGTTCGACGCCAACGTGACCAGGAAGTTCCAAGAGCTGAATGACCGCTACAAGCCGTGGGAGCCTTACGCAGAAATGGGGCTCTCGGAGTACGACCCCGAGTACGTTGGTCAGCTACTCCAGTTGGGAGAAACCTTGCAGGACGAGGGTTCTTTCAAGGATTGGCTGGGCAAGATCGTGGACGAGCACGGCGAGGCTCTTGGCTTTTCCCGAGCCGGCGATGATGGTTTCGGTGATGACGAAGGTAGTTATGACGAAGGGCTGACGGCCGAACAGGTCAAGGCCATCGTGCAAGAGCAGGTACAGGGTGCCGTCGCACCTCTGACGCAGGCCCAACAGCAGCAGCAGATGGAGCGGCTCCAGGCCGAAGAGGTAAAGCGCCTCGACGCCCGCCTGGACGAGCTCACATCGGCGGCTCAGATGGAGCTTGACGACGAGGCCCGCGACATTGTGTTCACCCTCGCCGCACGGCACGAGGGCCAGGGCGATCCGGTCGAGCTCGGGTTTAAGGATTACCAGGCGATCACCGGCAAGGCCGAATCGGGTGTCCTGGGCGCAAAGGCTCGCAAGCCCCGCGCACCAGAAGGTGCTGGGGGTGCCCCGCCGTCTGCGCCTGCTGAACGGCCAACGTCTTTCAGCGAGGCGAAGAAGATGGCGCTGGAGCGGATAGCGCAGTCAATCAACGCCTAATAGGAGCACACAGATGCGTAAATATGCACGCAGTCTCGGTGCCCGCGTTCGGCTGTGGTACTGGAGTCTCCGCTTCGCGCTGGTAGGACTCGAATACCACCCGATCTCGGGTGCCGCTGTCACGCCTGATACGCAGACGCTCGCTCTCGCGGACTCGATCCTCAAGGATCTGTACGTGGGGCCGATGGTCGAGCAGCTCAATGCCAAGACGTACCTGATCGACCAGATCGAGCGCACCTCCGAGCACATCGACTTTGCCGGTCGGCGTGCCTGGATTCCTCTGCGCATCGGTCGCAACGTAGGCCGCGGTTCCCGCGGAGACAACGCTGCGCTCCCGCAGGGTGGTCGCCAAAGGACCGAAGAGGCGATCGTTGCGATCCGTTACCACTACATCGGGATCGAGCTGACGGACCCGACGATCGAGGCAACCAAGAAGTCAGAGGGTGCCTTCGTCAACGCGGTCGAGCTCGAAACCGATGGTGCTGCCGACGATATCCGCAAGGACATAAACCGGCAGTGCTTCGGTGACGGGACGGGCCTGCTCTGCACGATCACGACCGACCCTGGATCCAACGTGACCCAGATGGTCGATAGCGTGCAGTTCATTCAGGACCCCGTAGGTGGCATCGGCGACCCCGTGGACGTAATCACGAAGGCGTCGGGCGCTGCCGTGGGAACCAACCCACGCACGATCGTCGCCCGAGTGGGTGGCGCGACCAAGACGATCACGTTCGACACGGCGGTTGACCCGACCGCGGCGAACGCTGACGGGGTGTACCTGGCCGGATCTCGGAACAATGAGATGGACGGCCTGCGCAACATCACCTCCACGTCAGGCACGCTCCACAACATCGACAAGTCCACGAACAGCTGGTGGAAGGGCAAGGAGAAGGACGCCGCTACTGCCACTATCGGTGAGTCGCTCTTCGAGCAGCTCGCGGATTCTGTCGGTGCTGGTGGTCGCGGCGAGGTCGAAGTGTTCCTCACGTCGCGCGGCATCCGTCGCCGGCTTGCGGACACCTACCAGTCGCAAAAGCGATTCAACGACGCGAACGCCGTCGAGATCCACGGTGGCTACTCCGCGATCATGGTCAACGAGACGCCCGTGGTATCCGACGACGATTGCCCAGTTGGGTTCGCCTTCGGCATCAACAAGAAAGCCCTCAAGTGGTACGAACTGGCCGAGCCGCAGTGGCTCGAACAGGGCGACGGAAGGATTCTCCACTTGAAGGACAGCTCCACGCCCGCCCAGGGCAAGATGAATGTATGGCAGGGTTGGTTCAAGTGGTACGCCGCTCTGGCGACCCACGCCGCCAACCGCAACGGCCGCATCATCAACGGGGCGGACGACAACCCCGACTGAAATCTTGCGGGGGGTTGGGTGGTTGGCCCCGCCCCCCGCGAGTTTCCCCCCTTGGAAAACCCAGGCGACATAAGACCAGTCAGACTCGACCAGTTCATCGCAGCCCGTGATGGCCGCATGATCTTGGTCGAGGATGATGTGGGCAACGTCGCCGCCGACTTGCGCGAGATCGACCCAGGGCTACGGTTGCGCTACTCGGAGAACGGTGGATTCTTCGTCGTCTACCACTACCGCAGGACCGGACGCGGCCCCGATGACTTTCGTGAAGAGCTCGTGCTGACGGCGTATGAATGTGACCAGCGCATCGTCAATCGCGTCAGGGAGATCGACGCACAGCGCCGCGGGGCGCTCAAGTTCTCGGAGGAACTGACGAAGGCCGAGGATCACCGCAAGCGCAACTCGCTCGAAGCGATCAAAGACAAGCAGCGCGAGAAAGCAGAGCGTGTCTACCACGATCTGCGCAAAGAAGCGGGAGTCAAGACGAGGATCTATGTGCCATGAGCGCCAGAGACAGCCTTGCAGCCAAGCGAGTGTCGTCGGACAACAATCCCTGGGATCAGTTTCAGCCCTTTAGCCCGCGCCGTCGCAACTACACCGACCCCAGGCGCAAGCTCCTGCGGCCGTTGAAGCGACTCAGGCCGATGCGCTCCTACCGCTACACGCAGCCGACCGATGTGATGAATCGGCACCCGCGGAGCATCACTTGACCTTTCAGGAGCTCCAGAACGATGTGCTCGCGCATCACTTTTCGAGCGCGCAGTATCTCCAGATCGCCAAAGACAAGATCAACGAGGCCCAGCTCGAAGTAGCGCGCCGGATGGATCTGCGCGTGCTCGAAGCCTCGGCGCTCGTGACGTACATCGGAACGGGTGCCAACACCTTCGACGTTGCGACCCTGGCGACCGACTTTCTACGGATGCGCTGGTTCAAGGACGAGAACCTTGATGTGGTGATCCCGCCCTACCCAGGCGGCGCCGACGCCTTCATCACAGACGGGTTGCGCGATGACCTCTCCGAGGGTGGCCCCGAGGGCTGGGCGCCGTTCGGCACCAGCATCTACTTCTGGCCGCGCATACCGGAGTCGAACTACCAGCTCACGCTCTACTACTACAAGCGACCGGCGACTCTCTCGGGCAATAGCGACGTGCCGGCGATTCCCACTGACCTTCATTCAGCCCTTGCTCTCTACGCCGTCGCAAAGTGTTTCGAGCACGAGGGCGATGGTCAGCAGGCCCAGTATTTCCAGGCCCAGTTCGACCGCAAGCTGGGCGAGGCGCGGGTCGACTACCAGTGGGATATGCAGGACTCACGAACGGTGCAAGTCCCTGGCGCATGGAGCACGTAGTCCGTGCGGGGCCGCAAGCAGTTCGTCTTTAACGATTTCAGCAGGGGCGTTGCCTACAACTACGACGAGGCGTACTCGCAGCTCGTCGACGGCTACACGCTCGACGGCCCCTACGCCCGCGACTGTCAGAACGTGGTTGCTACGCCCTACGGGTCGGTGCGCAGGCGCAACGGGTGTAAGTCGTGGGCGACGGTCAGCTCTGCCTTGGGGGGGCTGTTCCTGGCCGATGTGAATAGTGGTCAGTGGTTGCTTTACGTCGATGCGAACACGCTCAAGAAGGCCGACGCCAGCGCCGCGAGCGGGACGTTCTCTTCGATCCAGGGCGCGCTACCGGCCTTCGGTGCTGCGCCTGATGCTCCGTCGATGGCGAAGGGCTCAAGTGGTTCGGGCGGTGAGCTGATCTACGGCCAGGACGGCGTCATCGCCTTCACTTGGTCCGGCACGGGCAACGCGGCCGTGTGGACGGCGAGCAGCGGCACCTTGCCGAAGGGCCGGCGCCTGCTCTACGCGGGTGGCCGAATGTTCATCGGCAACGTCACCAACGATGGCTCCGGTGGGGCGCACTCAGCGCGGCTGCATTGGTCGAGCCCTGGCAACCCGCTCAACTGGGATAGCACCCCGCCTAACGACTCGGGTTACGTGGACATAGATCCCGAGGATGGGCCAATCACGGGGCTCGCCCGAGTGGGCGCGTACATACTCGTTTTCAAGGCGAACCGCACGTACATCGTCTACGACCTCGACACAGGTGCGAACCGTCAGATCTCGGCGCTCTACGGCTGCCCTGATCCCGAGTCGATCGTCAACACGCCCCTTGGCGTCGTGTTCTTTTCCAACACGCGCGAAGTGATGGTGACGGATGGCAACAGCATCAGGTCGCTCTCAGGGCAAATCCAGCCGACCCTGCGTTCGGTCGGAACGCTCAGCTCGCGTACCTCGATCGCCTTCCTCAATAACCGCCTCTATCTGTCTATGGGTGGGTCGATGGCGGGTAACACCTCCAACCTCTTCGAGTATGACCTGGCGCGCGATGCCTGGTGGCCGCACAAGACGCCTGGCAACCCGATCCTGTCGATGACTACCTGGGCCGGTGGCTCTGGATCCATTCCACCCTACGATCATCGTGCGGTTCTCTACGGCACCAATGGGACCAAGGTGCGCAAGCTCTTTTTAGAGGGCGAGACACAGGACGATGGGACCGACTTCGGCTATTCGTGGCTCGGCCCCTGGCACACCTTCAAGCAGCCCTTCGTCGAAAAGATCGTGCGCGAGGTGCGCGCCGATATATCTGCTGCCTCCCTGATCCTGTCTCTGTCGTCGTCATTCCTCGACCCGCTTGGAGCCGAGACAACGATCCAGTGGGAGACGGAGACGGGCTACACGGCCTCAGAGCGTCGTTTCTACACTCCTGGTAGCGGACGCGCCTGGTCGCTCCAGGCGGCACACGACCCAGGTGTGACGCCCGACGCCGACTTCGAGCTTATGTCGTATCTGTTCTCGGTCGACTACCGCCAGGACTAGCGCGTGTCGATCATCCCTGATCTTGGCAAGGCAGACGCCGAGCTGCTGCGCGCGCTGCTGCACGACTACAACGGCCAGATCACGAAAGACAATCTGGATCGCACGCTGCGGGCGGCGATCATGGGGCTCGACTTCCCCGACCCCGTATCGCCTGGCGGTGACTGGTATCTGCACTCGGGCGGCTTGGGCAGCACCCCCGACTGGCTGCTGGTCGACAGCCTGCGGAACAAGATCATTACGGGTGCTGGCTCGCCTCTGACCTTCAACCCAGGGACCGGCGCGCTGTCACTCACGATCGCCCGCGGCGGGCTGATAACCGCGATTACGGGCTTCAACGTGCCGGCCGTCCTGGCGATCGGAGCCAATGGCACCGTCTTGAAGTCAGACGGCCTGGACCCGAGCTGGGGCCAGGTTGGTTCGACCAATATCGCCACCGATGCGGTTGGCTCCGCCCAGATTGCAGCCGACGCCGTAGGCACATCGGAGATCGCCACCGACGCCGTTACGGCTGCGGAGATCGCTGCCAATGCGGTCGGCACCACAGAGATCGCCAACGATGCGGTGACGGCGGCGAAGATCGCTAACGACGCCGTGGGGTCGAGTGAGATTGCCGCCGATGCTGTCACGGCCTCCGAGATAGCCGCTGGTGCGGTCGGTGATTCCGAGCTCGCATCGCCCGACTTCGATGTGTATAGGCGTCTGGAGGTCGCCTCCTGCGGTATCCACGACCTCCTGACGGGGATGACCGCCTGGTTTCAGGGCGGTGGCCTGGCCTCGTCGGGTACGGGGCAGCCGCAGACTGAGTTCAATGCGATCCCGCTGCTGCACATCGACTCGGTTGATTTCGACGTACCGAGCAAGACGACCAAGCTACGGCTGACGGCGCACTACTACGCCAACGCCACTGCGCCTGCGATCACGATGACAGCTGGCCTTTACCCGATCAGCTCAATGGGTGGTGGCGCTGATCTCGTGGCGATCACGCTCGGAACGGTGGTGTCGGGCTCGACCGCAGCCATCACGACCCCCTCCGCAAGCGCGATGACGACGCAAGACTCGGGTGACTTCGACCTACCGACAGACGGCCACTACGTACTCGGTTGCGTCTTGAGTGGTGCGCCGGCCGCCAACTCGAAGGGCATCCTGAAAGTGAAGCTCGATATGCACCACGTCTAAATGTCCACCACGACCAGCACAATTGCGGCCTAATGGGTGTTCGTGAAGATCTTGCGGCGCGGCTCGCGCGTACTCAGCAGCGCATAACCAACC